AAGTGCTTCAACTTGCTTGGCAATCTCAGCTTCAACCTGTGCTTGCTTCGGTCGAATATCATTCACGATAGTCCGTTTCAGAGCGTCCAAGTCACCTGACAGAGCCGTTTGTGCGCTCGTAGTCTGCGACTTAAACTCTTCAAGTCTAGCGACAGAATCCAGCCCAATCCGCTTCGCTTCCTGAGCGAGTAAGCTGCTTGCGCCAGCGTTTCTCAAGGCTTCTTCAGCCCTGCGCTTAGCTTCTTTCAATGGCCCGTTGTCAAAGCTATTAAAGCGCTGATTGATAGTGTCAGACAGTTCTTGCTTGACTTCTTCCGCCTTGGCCTTGGCAAGTTCGATGCCGTCAGAAATTTCCTGTCTAAGCAATCCAGCCTTATGATCAAAGTCTAAGTCAGCATTTTGAAGAGCCTTTTCAAGGGCAACTTCTTGTGCAGATTCTGTTACTCCAAGAATGGCATCCGCTGCGCTAGATAAGCCACCAGATGTTCTAGAACCACCAGCTCCTGCCTTATCATCGAGAATCAGAGAGATATATTCTTCTTTTAAGGCATCGAACTCATAAGCAATAGCTTTCTTAAATACATCAACATTATGTTTCCAGCTCTTGAGATTGACCGTATCACCCATGTGAACAACTTGCCCATCAAGTTCATAAGCTTCAATCTTGATAGCGTCAGAGATCTTGTCAATGCCCTCATTTGAGAACTTAGCCTGTGCCCACTTCTGCAACTCTTCAACGGATTTTGCGTTGTTGTTCTCATACTCTTTTTCGTTTATGTAAGGATAAGAATTAATAAGAGGACTATCAACAGTCACTCTGATAGTTGTTTCCTTTTCAGCACCTTCAGGCTTAAATGTGGATCGAGCATGAATCCTTGTAACAACATTTTGACTGTTTTTGGTTCGTTGGTAGTCCTTCAGATTCTTATGTGTTGTAATAACAACACCACGATTCTCACCACGACTCTTCTTTACAGTCATCGCAAAGTTATCACGCACCAGCTCGCCTTCCCACGTTCCGACGATACTATGCTTGCCGTCCAGCAATACAGAGTACAGGGTTTCTGTCTCAGTCGTGTTGAATGTCCTACGGTCCTGGATATCACTGTTGAATGAGAAGTCTCCAAGAGCTGTTTTGGTGTTTTGTACCATGCGAGAAAGAGCCATGCCACAACTCTGACTAGTCACACTCATTTGTGTGATAGATCGTTGCATCACATCATCTGAAATGTGATAGGCTGTGATTTCCAGATGGTCATTGTGCTCAACAGGTTTCTTGATACGAAATAGCTGCGCTCCTAAGACAGGAGTCGGAGCCTTTATCAGCATATCTTCTTGGATAAGCTGGTAAATACCAGAATCAGAAATAGGATATTTCACAGTCAAGGTAAAATCGCCATTCATAGTTTCTTTCACAATCGCCGAAGTCGCTTCATGAAGTGACTCCCCGTTCCATCGAACAGTTCTTACATCTTCATTAAGTAGATAAAGCAATTATGCCCACCCCCAAACCGTTTCGATTTCAAGCGATTGAATACCTGGGCCTAAAACAACCCCAATATTCTTAACTTTCGCTGGATCAACTGTGATAAAATCCCCTGACCATTTGACTGGCTTCCCTGTTGTTGTTTTAAAACTTGGATTGTCAGGATTATTGACCATCACAAGTGACTCAGTGAGTCGTTCAAGACGGATGACCTGACCAGCGATTGTAAACGAAGTTTCAGAAGCGCTCTGACCAACGATTGTGATTTTAGGAAAAGCAAGAGCAGAACCTTGCACATTCAGAGTCCCACTTCTTGTCAATCTCTGTGTATCAATGACTTTGAAGTGTTTGGTAGGGTGACAAGTGAAGGTTGCTTTGGTCATGTAAAGACCAGGTTGCACTTCTTCAAGGTCGCTCACATTGACCTTATAGCACCAAAGACGAGTTGTTTTGACTCGCTCACTCTCTAGCCAGAACTTTTCACGGATAAACAGACTCATAAATTGGTTCATCTGTTCTTCAGTAGGTTTGACCAAGTAAATCGTATAGGTTTTCTTGACCAATTCCCTATGTTTGTTCGTCTGAACGATTGCTCCACTGATACCACCATGCTCCAAAAGAGCTGTCTTGCTCTCTCCCAGAGCAATTGAAGGAGAATCATGGACAATGACTTTAAACGGAAAAGACGATGTTCTCACACCGTCAATCACAAGCTCATTATGCTTTATCATGTAAACCCTCCTCTCAATTGTGTCTTACGTTGCAACTCGTCAGCAATACGCTGAGCCACCTCATCAGCAATACGACTGATGTCAGCTTCTTCTCTGACAGTGTTGCCAGTAATGGTAATGTTAATGGTCGGTGAAGCTCCACCCATAGTCTGAGCGATGCCTCGACCGATAGCACCAAGTGTTTTGTCATTAAGTGGTAATACTGCCTCATTCCCAGCTTCACCACCAACCATGAGGTTATTGCCATTCATTCCAAAAATGGTTGGTTTCGTCATGATACCGCCCTTGGCATACCATTCGATGCTGATACTTGGAACACCCTGACTCAACCAGTCGAGTGGATTGGCCGAACCACTTACAGAGAAGTGAGGTAGTGGGATATGTGGCCAGCTGATACTAAAGTTAAACAATCCTTTGATAGCTTCAATAGCTGAAGATACAGCATCCCTTGCACCATTGATAGCTCCTGAGATGGTACTCTTAATACCTTCCCAAACACTTGATACTGTGCCAGATATACCATTTAACACATTTGAGACAGTATCCTTGATGCCGTTCCAGATATTTGATACAGTTCCTGAAATACCATTGAGAACATTTGAAATGTAGCTCTGGATAGCTGAAAAAATGGTCTGGACAATGCTTTGGATAGCTTGCCATACAGTAGAGAATACCCCCTTAATAGTTTCCCAAGCGCCTGACCAATCACCATTGATGATCTGCATAACTGCTTGAATGATACCAAGGACAACGTTTATTGCAGTCTCAACAACAGTCTTAATGATTTCCCAAGCTGTTGTAATGACAAGTTGGATATTATCCCAACCAGTTTGAATGAGTGGACCTAAAATTTCCAGAATTGTGCTTATAACCGTATAGATAGCATTCCAGACAGTCTCAGCACTTGCTCGAATAAGTTCCTGGTTCTCCGTCCACCAAGCAACAACCGTTCCAAAGATACTCATGACAAAATTAGAAATCTCTGATACGACTGCATTGATAACTTCAAGAATCGCATTCCAAACGGTCGTGACCGCATCTCGAAAACCTTCGTTAGTTTCCCAGAGATATTTCACAATAGCAACAATCGCTGCTATGGCCACTACAACTCCTGAAATAATTCCAATGATTGGTAATGCTGCTGCAATCATTGCGCCAAATGAGGACATAAACACAGCTTGCAGGGTTAAGAATATGGGGGCTAAGACTCCTACAATTGTCAAAGCCACACCTAAGATGACAATGAAATCTTTTACTGGATCAGGCAAGGAATTGAACAGCTCGGCCACACCTTTCACAATCGTTGCCAAGGTTTGAAAAACAGGAATCATCATTTCTAGAAGAGGTTGACCAATAGCAGATAATGCATTGGTCCCAGCTTGTTTCAGATTCCCCATCACGTTTTCTAGGCCGTCTGATTCTCTTGCAGCCTGTCCAAGAGCTCCTGAGAGTTTATTTCCGTCTTCGACCATCTGAAGCAAGGTCAATTGCTTCTGCGCTTCGCTCAAGTCCTTGAATGACTTTCCGTACAATTCATTTGCAGCGGCATTCCTAGTTGTCTCTGTCGCAGAGATACCAAGAGCCGCATCGTTAGCAAAGTTTCCCTTCAAAAAAGATTGTAGGCTTTCTGTCACGCTCTCAATAGACTTGTCATAAAAGGCTGCACCATCTGCAGCTGCCCTAGTTGCACGAGAAGTAAGATCCAATGCTTCAGCGGTGTCCAAGCCTGAAGTTTTGGCAAATGAAGCCATCTGTGTAAACGAACCTTGCAATCGCTCTGGAACAATATCCATTTCCTGACCAATAGCATTCAACGCTTCTCTTGCTTGGGTTTCCATATCTCCGAAAACGGTAGTAAATTGAGCATTACTAGCTTGCATTTGAGCAGCTGCTTCTAACGCTTCTTTTCCTACTTCCACAAGCTTTTCTGAAATAGCACTCAACTTCTCACTAAACTGTTGAAGTAGTTCTGCTCTTAAATTTCTTGAGATTTCACTTAAACTTTCTTGAGTGCTATCAGCAGCAGACTTTGTTCCTTTCATCTCATCATTGAGATGATTGAATGCTGTCTTAGCCTGATTTAGCTCAGCTTCCATCCTGTTGGCTTGTGTGGAGTTCTCACCAAATTCTTTTTTAGTGATTTCCAATTGCTGTTCTAGATTTGAAATCTGTTTACTTACAATCTCAGACTGAACACCAATCTTTTTCTGAGCAAGAGCATTTCTCTCGGCTTCACTAGCATTTGAACCCAAAGCGCTTTCTTGCAGTTTGAATGAGCTTGTCACCTTTACCATCTCTGAAGCAAGTTGACTCTGCTCATTTTGCAACTCTTTTAATTGGTTCTTGTTGTTCTGAGTAGCACTCCCATTCTCATTAAGCGCCTGATTCACATTTGCAAGCTTACCCTCATATCCTTTTAGGACGTTTTGAGTAACTTCTACTTCACGTTGGAAAGCACGGTACTGGTCAGCACCGATATCGCCATTTTTGAATTGCTGTTCCACCTGAGACTGAGCTTGTCTCAAGGTTTCTAGTTTCTCTTTGGTCGTCGAAACTTGCTTTTGTAAGACCTCTTGTTTCTGAGTCAGGAGCGTTACGTTCCCTGTATCAAATTTCAAGGCTTTGTCAATCTGTCTCAACTCCTGACTTGCATCAGTAGCGGCCTTATTGACATTTTTCAGCGCCTTCTGCAAGGGTTGCGTGTCGCCATCGATTTCAATTTTGATACCTTTGATATTTCCTGCCATATTTCCTCCTTTCTCAAAAAATAGAAAAGCGCTGAGAGAACTTCTACGACTGATAATGCAGCCAGACCAAGGAACTTGGTCTCAGAATCGCTCTCTCAGCACTCATTTTTCTTTAAAAACTGTCAAAATCAGCTTGCGTGGCTTTCCGTTCGCCACCCTTATCCTCGCTCCGTAGATTCACATAATCCGTCTGATAATCCAGAGCCATTCCGATTGAAATGTGCTTTAGATCATCAATAGAAAGACCAGTTTCTTTACAGCAAGATAAGTAGGATTCTACTGTGAAGATTTCTTCGCTAGCTGATTCTGATTCATCTGGTGCTTTTTTGTCGTCATGCTCGCATTCAGCATTTCCATCAATACAGGCCCAACTTCCTGAATCGGAAAGACTTCCATTTCCATGAAGAATTGTTCATAAGGCTTGATGTGAGGATTTGCAGATTTAGCAAAGGTCCAAAAAAGACGGTTGAAAAATGTCATATCAAAATCTGACAGCATCGAAATGTCAATATCAGTTGCAGTCAACTCTTTGTCAGTTTCCAGCTTGTTCAATTCATTCATGAATGATTGATTTTTCAACATTGAAAACAAATCTTGAAAATAATCTTTCCCAAATTGTTGCTTGTAGGCGATAGGAGTATAGCCATTGGTCCCCAACTCATACTCCTGAACGCCAACCCAAACGATTTTACGCATAGATTTTCTCCTTAAGCTGCCACCGCAGTAGGTTCATACACTTTCTTAAACCAGTTGTCATAAATTTCCTTGTTATCAGCTGATGTGATAGAACGTTTAACAACTGAATCCAGAGGGCGAGGACTTGCTTTAAAGCCAAGTTCACGCTCGTTGACGTTTGTACCATTTTTGGTTTTTGAACCATTGCCTGGACGGCTCGCTGAACAGTAGTAAAGGACGTGACGTGTTTTATTCTTGTCCCCTGAAAATTCAAACATCAAGGCAAATGATGTGAATTCTGCATCAGCTTTTTCAGTCAAAACACCCGTCTGAGCATCTTTGATTTCACCCAAAATCTTAGTCGCAAACATTTCAATAATGTGAGAGATTTTGAATTTCCCTTCATACCCTTCGTTTGAGTTCATGAAGTGATAATCGATATCGTCTGCTTTGATTGGTATTGATTCACCCCTTGGATCCAATGTCAATTCCATTGCTCCAGGAAAGCGGAAAATTTCATCGTAAGCAATCACTCCATCTGCACCAATTGATTTAATTGGCGCAACGTGAACATTTTTTAAACCAAAAGTTACTTTATTTTCTTGATTCATGTCATTCCTCCTTAGTATAGATAGACTGTATAAGACTTGACATAGAGTCTTTCAATCTCGATAAATGTTTCTTCTTGAACATCGAAAAAGAGCTCGTGGGTTGTCCACAGCTCTTCCAGACGTTCTTCCAAATCTTCATCCTTACTCTCAAAAGCTAGCTCTACTGTCACGCTCTTAATCTGATGATTAACCGTGTTGTCAGCTGCATTGATGGCTGGAATTGATTCATAATAGACCAGATAAGGTAGGTCAGGAGCGTTCCCAGTTTTAAACGCTCGATAAGTGACAGGCAAGTTTGCCTGTTCCAAAATAGCTGCAAAGTCTGATAGCTTCATTTTCCAATCTCCTTGATTCGCTTCTCAAAGTTTTCTTTAGCTTTCTCCTCAACAGGTTTAATATGTGGAAATGCCCGACTACGACCGCCATTTCTCAAAACATGCCCATTTTCTAGTAAGTGAGTTAAACGATAGGTTGGAGCTGCGTTGTAGATGACGTATGACCCCTTAGCATTTTTCTTGAAGCGCCAATTTCTAGCATACTTTCCATGACGTTTTGGACTAGTCGCTTTTAATTCCGTAACGGCTTCGTTTACAACGTCCTCAGCAATCAGGTCAATCTTATCTTCTACCTCAGCAGAGTACTCTGCCATTGCCTTTGCAATTTCATTCGCTAAATCACTTGTTAAGCTCATTTCAACATCTCTGACAAAGTCAACTCTAAAATTTCAGAATCAATAGGATAGGTTTTCAAGATATGATATTGCTTGCCTTCGAACTTCGCAAGCTCTTGATTCTCATACTCAAAATTTCGAATCTCAACGACCAAGCTCGGTTTAAGCCCTACCTGATTCGCCTGATAAAATTCAGAGCGAGTGACCCTCTTTTTGCGACATAGGAGAGTAACTTCAACATCTTCAGAGATTGGTTGTAGTAGTTTATCCTTACCTGTGACTTCCTTAGAGATCAGTGTGATTTCATGATTCCACATTCTTGACCTCTTTCTTTGATGCTATCTGTAAATTATGCAGTCGCCACTGAAGGTGACGTGGCATATCCACCCCACCCTCATAGCGAAAGGCTGCAAAATCAACTACAAACATTTGGTCTTCTGAGCTGTCTAAGTCAAGTAGAACTCCTAAGTTATCTTCTAGTTCTGTTTTGACAGCTTCGATGATTTTCTCCAAGGGCTTATCGCGTAGTTTTGTTGCTATACCCAATTTTAGCTTAAGCAATTCTAATAATTGAACATTGTCCATAACTACTCCTCGTCTCCCTCTTCAGGTTTCCCATCTACTACCTTTGTTTCTTCCTTTTCTACTTCTGTAGTTAATGTGTCATCTTTCGACATATCCTTATCTTCTACATTCATCAAAAAGATAGATCCTGCACTATTTGCCCCATTTAGCAGAGTCTCCGCAAACTCTTTATCAAGTTTGTGCTTAACTCTAGGGTAATTATCCCCAACCTTATAGCAATGTTTCTTTGGGTCTCGTAAGTCCTTAAAAGGACGGATTACCTTATATACCATTTACTACCTCCTTACAAAACAGCATCTGTATAGGTCACATAAAATCCTGCATCTCCGTCTACTTTTACTACATCAAAACGATTAGCGGTTGCCAAATACTGACCGTAGATTTTGTCATCTTGCCATTTGACAGTAGTCTGCGCACGGTCAAACAATGTCGCAAATTCTCCAACGTCACCGATGAAGGCTTTCAAATCTCCCTTGCTTTCTCCAATGATATCATCTGGATAAACAACAATAACACGACCAGCAAACTTGTAGCCAGTTGGAGATGTGATATCTGTTTGGAGCATGTAGCGACCGTCCTTGTCCTTGATTTTATCAAGAGCAGCGAACATAGATTGAGTACATACGATAGTTGCATTGTAGTATGTTTTCAATTCCACGTTGAGAATATCTTTCAAGCCGTCCAAACCAGCTGCGCTTTTAGATGTAGCTGTCTTGAGAACTTTAGCGATCTCTTTATTCTTAGTGATACGTTCTTGGTTCTTAGTTTGTTTAGCAACCAATCCCATGACATCGTAGTCAGCGTCATCAATAAATTCTTGAGATACTGGCAAATGACCACGACGTGTTTGGATTTCATAGTTCACCTTTGTAAAGGTTGGTTTAGCCAATTCAGGGTTTTCTTCCAACTCTTCAACAGTGTTCATTTCTTGATCAGTCAATTTTACAACTGACCATTTACCGCTTGCGTTCTTGACATTAACGATGTTGACCAATGAAGTCAAATCTGTCTTGTCTTGTTTCGCTTCTTTAGGCGTCATCAATTCAACAGGAATGATTGCTTCCCCTTCGGCAGATTTGAAACCATCAGCACGCGCTTCTTTTGTTCGTAAGTAATGATTAAATGCTTCACGTTGTCCCAATGTCTTTCCTCCTCGTTCTTCCATTTTCCCCGGAGTTGGTGCTTTACGATTTTGCTCTTTGATTTGTTTATCTAACTCATCGATCTCGTTTTCAAGCTGTACTTTTTCAGCTTCTTTTTCTTCAATTTCCCTTTGAAGACCGTCTACAGTCTTTTCAACTGCTAAAACTTCTTCATCATTTTTAGCACGATCCAACTTTTCTAACTCAACAACCGAACGTTTGTTCAATTCTTCGATAGTTTCTTCCAACTCAACTACCTTAGTTGCTTTTGCTCGCATACGAGCACCAAAGATTAATGCCTTATTCATAGCTTAAATTTCTCCTTAATTTCTTTCTTGCGCTTGTCTAGCGCTTCACGATTAGCACGCTTCTGACTTTCGAAGTCTTTTTGTCGTGCAGCAATTTCCGTTTGTGGATAGGCTGGGAAAGTACATGGACTCACTTCAAAGATTTCTAGCTCTAAGACAGTGTCCAAATATGAACCATCTTCACGTTCTTCCGTTTCGATTTTTACCGGGATAAAGCCAAAGCTACACCCTATAACATCTCCACGCTTGACACGGGCATAGGCCCCAACAGCTTGAGGATCATCCTTGTTAATGATGATATCTCCAAAAAGACCAACATCATCAACACCCAGTGTCAGAGTTCCGTTACCTGTTCGACCGAGAACAAGGCTATCATCATGGTTAAATAAAGCTCTGATATCAGCGTCTGTGACAGCTTTCTCAACACCAGCACGCTTGATTACTTCATGATAACCACGCCACAACTCCGTCTCTTCATCAAATTTTATAAAATAGCCACTCAACACCAAGTCTCCAGATTCTTCTTCTCTCGTTTGAAATTGAGTGGCACGATAGCTATTTCGCTTTTGCATTCTCTTCCTCACCTCCCTTCAGTTTATTTTGATCTCCTAGTTTCTCCTGAGGGAGAAAGTTTTCAAGAACAATCAACTCTTCCATCTCAGGATCAGGAGCCATCCCTAGCCAATCCCTCCACTCATTACGACGCATTGCAGCACTGTTTGCCATTTGTTGAGCAACAGCAGACAACTCCGTAATGTTGTAAGAGAAGAGTGAACGAGGATTTAGCTTGAAGTAACGATTGCTAGACAAAAGTAAGTCCCTGGTTAGTGTTTGAGTAATAGTGGTAGCAATACTCATGACAGTCGTATTTACAAAGTTGTTATACTCTGTCTTGTTGAATTCTCCTACACCCAAAATAAAAGCAGGTACTCCTAATAGACCTGCAACTGTTCTTTTATCCAATTCCACAGACTCGTTTAAAGCGATGTCCGTTAGACTAAGCGGTTTTACCTGCTGAATGTCCAGCAATGCCTCTGGAACAATCCATGGAGCGCCAACCCTGCTAGTACTCAAATACTTCTCAGCGATACGCTCACGCCCTTGCTCCGAATCTAGTTCAGCACTAGACGAGTCTACTTTAACGATAAGACTAGGAATATTCTTCCCGTTCATAAAGCTTTTTTTAGTCTTGGTAGCCATGTTCAAACTTTGAACCACATCTGTCAACGTCACCCTAAAACCAGTACCAATGTATAGAATATCTGGATCTGGATTGATGACGAAGTGGACTACTTCATCAGGGGAATATTCTTCACCCCTAAATGAGATTACATAGGAATCCTTATCTGTTTGGAATGAAACCTCTCTCATCGGAAATGGTCTTAGATTAGAAATATAATCCGTAACAGGTTCATATTCCACATGTAGGACAGAGTTCCCATCGCCATATAAAAGCAAATCGCGCACAATCTTGAAAATCCATGACTTCCTTGTCATGTGTTTACACGGATTGATGTCAATCTTGCGAGCCAGTCCGTCTTTTATTCGGATGTCGCCTTTATCTGTATTCTCCATCAAGTGGATGGTCATATTAGAGACCAAATCAGCAATCTTATTAACCGCTGTCACCACATCTGGATTTCTGGCCAAAGGTACATACGAGTCCATCAGGTTTGACAACCCTAAATCTGAATGACTCAGCATGTTGATTGGCTTACTTGGCTTGTTTCGTTTCCAAAACTTTTCAAAAATACCCATGTTTCCTCACCTCCTTTCTAACGAAAAGTATTTTGAAAAAGTGAATCAAAGTGTTTATTTCTTACGATATTCTGACTGACATCAATTACCTGTTTTTCCCATTTTACTGTTTCAGCCATCAAATCTTTCATATGTCTTTGACGAATAGTTACTACTTCCTCGTTTAAAATTACTTTAACTCGCCCTTTGTTGATCAGCAAGTTAATTTCATGTTCTGATAATACTATTTCATTCATAATTCACCTAATCAAAGAATCTCATCACATCACCACCCTTGCCAAGATTAGCAAGAGCCTGTATACAAGCAAAGACGCTGGCATCAAACAAGTCAATCCTTGCAGTCCCACCGTCTCCATCTAATTTTTCATATTGCACAGCGTCATCCACCTTTTCAATTGCTCTAACGTTGCTCACACAGTATTCATAAGCGTCAGAATGAAGATAGTAAAATTCCTTGTTCTTGACTTTGAACTCAATCCGTCTGAACCCCTCAGATTTCAGATAGAATAACTGAGGCTGGTCAATCATCTTGAACTTAGCCTTTTTCATCTTAGCTAAAAACTCGCGACCAAACTTCCTATCCATCCCCACAGCTTGGATTTTAAATCCACGCTCACGCATACTGATGAACCATTTGACGATATCGTCATAGAGTACCGTTGGAGTGTTGCTCATCGTCAACCAACCATCAGACTGCCAGCCAAAAAGTGGAATCCCATCATCGTTAGCCTTCTTCTGAGCATTAATCCGAGGAAAGAAAGCATGTGTGATACAGATATCAACGTCTTTCTCACCATCATTATAGACACCATAGAGAGCAGCTGCTGTTAAGTCGTGCAATCTTGACAAGTCCGCACCACCATACCAACGAATCGGCAAGCGTGCCAGCTCTTCTAGACTCCAATCGTAACAACTATCCGACGCAATAAACTCATCCGGATTGAAATAAGCGTTCATAGAGTTTGTAAAGATATTCAAGGTCTTATTGAAAAACTCATTTCTTGTCTGAGGATCATTCATAGCCTGCTCTGCTTCTTCCTTGAGAGCCTTGAGCGAAACCGTGACCTCCCATGACGGATTAGCCATCTTGAGGATGTTCTCGTCCAGATAGTCCACTACATCCCCATCAGCAGATTGATTAGCCTTGCAGATGAAGATGAAAAATGAATCATCAGTGACCAATTGCTTGAGCACCTTTTGACAGTATTTCAAACGATTAGCAAGGAACCCGGTAGGAATATCCCCAGCTGTAGAGATAACAAAAAGCATACTGTTACGGTATGCTGACATTGTTTTTTTCATAAGACCATGTTTCTTACTGTTCCTCATTGTGTGAGCTTCGTCCAAGATGATAACATTTCCGTTCAAAGAGTCCAGACGGCTCTCATCATTCGCTAAAGCCTGGATAAAGAAAGAACCTTCATCACCAAAATTGGCAGTAATAGAATGTTCTTGGTTATTATCCTTGATACGAATGTTCTTATCGTTCCAGCGTTCAACGTTGAATCTTAAAAAACCAAAAGCTTCCATCGCTTGCTTGACTGAGTTAGCAACGATATAGCATTTGGAACCGCTATCTGTATCTAATATCTGATAAGCAAGTGCGATTGCAGCAGTAAACGAGGTCTTCCCATTCTTCCGAGCAAGCATGATAAGCGCTTCTTTGAACCTGCGCTCATTCGTACCCTTGTAGTAAAAACCAAACAGATTAACTACAACGAAATGTTGCCACGGTTGCAAAAGCAATGGCTTGTTACGGATAGATACCGCAAACATATCATCGCCCTGCTGATGAACTATCACGTTCTCGATAAAGTGAATAACAAAATCCACCATATCCTCATCCATCTCAAAGATTGGATTTTCTAAATCACGGAAAAAACGTTCAGCAGCAAGGATGTTTTCTTCGCAATGTTCTTCTCGGTGAGTTAAGACGTGTTGAGCGTATTCTTTAGCTTTATCAAGATTACCCATTGCCAGTCACTCGCTTCTTCTTGATTTCGTTCTTGAACTTCAGTACCTCAGTAAGAACTGACTCACCCTCTTGTTCTACTACCTCACCGAGCGACTTAGGATTCATCATCAACTGATTAGAGTAGCTGAGTATGTCTTTCCTCAAAATTTCCATCGCTGTCAAGATTGGAACTTTGCGCTCATTTTCAGCACCAGCCTTATTGACGTAGGTGTCTGTTACTGGATAACCCATATCAGCATAATCTTGAGCAAGTTTCTGATACTGGTATAACATACCTGCAAAAATGTCAATGATCATTTCGAACTCTTTACGATAAGTTCCCAAGTCTTTCATCTGCTTGACCACTTTTGACTTAATCGACTTTGCTGTAATTGGTTTAGCCAAAAACTACCTCCTTTCGTCAAAATCGCTTAGTTTTTACCCCCTTTTTGTTTGAAGGCCCCCGACTTGGAAAAAGTTCCCTTCACCGGTACCCTACTGGCCAAAATGATTTTTCAAAAAGAGGGGGGATTAAAAATTTTCATTTTTCATTTTTGAAAAAATTTAAAAATTCTTTTTTTCTTTTTTTCTGCCAATACAATCCTTGGTTGATTACTCTATCGTTCACTCTATCATGAAACGTATTATGTTTCTTATTCGTCAATGGCAAGCAATTCCATTCAACAAATTCAAGCTCAGGATATTCAGACACAGGAAAGATATGATGTACCATTTCTGCTTGAACAGAAATTCCGTAACGCAAACTTTCTTGGCAAAGATAATCATGCTTACGCATTATCCTATCACGGAACTTCTCCCACTTCTTAGATTTCAAGGATGGTCTGATAGGTTTGTTATACATCTCAAACCTCCTTTCTCAATGCTAAAAGGGACAGGCCTTTGACCTATCCCCTCCTCATACAAGAAATCTATGCTACCATAATAAACCTTTTTTTGTGAGACTTCAAGATGTCTTTTGTCTCATTCTGATTCTTTAAAAAAAT